ACCGGCCCTTGCTTGAGAGGTTGTCTGCTGTGGCATGGGTCGGCCTCAGTTCGGGATAATGGAAACTTCGATCTGATCACCAGCAGCGGCGGCAGTGCCGACGCTACGGGCCACCACCGTGCCGGTCGTGGAGGTGATCAGTCGGCCGGTTGCATCAAACGACAACGAAGTACCGCGTGCCGGGATGGCAGCGCCAGCTTCGGCCACCGTGGTACCAAGCATGTTGACGGTAACCAGTTCGCCGATTGCACCGCCTGTCATGGCGATGTAACCGGCAGCGTTCGCGGCAGGAACCGCACCGGCCAACGTCATGCCGCGATTCTGCGTGATAGCAGCGGTCGCCCTTACGGTAAGAGCGAAAATTGTAGTTGCAGCAGCAGCCATGATCAGACCCCCACGGAAATGGCTTTGATCGCGTCAGCATAGCTGACGCCAGCGTGATCGGCTTGATATGCACGGGCAGCAGCATCTACAGCCGCCGCGTCCATCTCGCCATTAATCACGCCATTAAACACCGGACCACTGGCCTCCGGCCCTTCGGCACCTGTCGGGGCAGGCGCAAACGTAACCGGCTCCAGCGCATCGGCCATCCGCTGGTCCTTGGCGGTAGCGATCCGCTGTCGTTCGGCCGCATTGACCAGCATCGCAGCTTCGGGGCCGGTGGTGCGGCCATCGGTGGCGAGCTGTTCGATCAGGGCCTCGTGGCCAGGCAGCGCCATCGAACGAACAGCGGCGACGCGCTCGCATTCGGCGGCGGCACCCTCGGCCCGCAGGATCGCGGCGGCCTCGGGGTGATCAGCGGCCCAGGCGGCCGCCTCTGCAGTGGGAATCATGGGGGGAGAATCCATAGAAGCAACAGCTGGAACGGTGATCACCGCACGGCCAGAAGATGCCGCGCGATCATTGATCATCATAATGGTCTCCTCGAGTGTAGCAATACCATCCACCAGCCCAGCATCTACCGCCTGCTGGCCAATGAACATGCGGCCATCTGCCATGCTCTCCAGCACCTGCTCGATGCTCACGCCGCGTTGCGCAGCCACATCGCCCACGAACAGCCCGTAGAGGTAGTCCACTTCTTGCTGAAGAACCTGCCGCCCCAGTTCCGTTAATGGCCCGTACTGACTCGCCGCCCGCTTGAACGTGCCCGCCACGATCTCCGTAGTCTTCCGCCCCGTTGCCTCCTCCGCCTTGCTCACATCTACGTGAGTAGCCACCACCCCAACCGATCCGGCCTGGCTGGTAGCTGACTCCATCAGCACAACATCCGCCGCCGTTCCGACCCAGACCCCCGCGCTCGCCATCACGCCCTCTACATAGGTGGCGATCGGCTTGATGCCACGCGCCGACAGCACCGCCGCCGCTGCCCGCTGCGTGCCCGCCACCGCGCCGCCCGGAGTATCAGCCATAATCACGATCGACTTAACCGACGAATCCGCCAGCGCTGCCCGCACATCCCTAGCAAACAGCTCAGTGGACGATCCGCCGCTGACCTCCGTCATCATGTTCATTCGCGGCGCCATCACACCACGTAGCGGGATCAGCGCTGCGCCGTCCTGCACCGTGTAGCCCTGTGCATCGTTGACCAGCGGTCGGCCAATCCTCGCCTCCACCGCCGCCACGTCCACTGATTCGCCCCGCGCCCATGCCGCATAGATCCCGTGGATCTGCTCCAGCCGGTGGGGACTGATCGCCCATGGGGCGTTAAGGATGTCGAGAACAGTCATACCGTCACAATAGCGGTTAGATCATCAGAGGAATCATCCTCCTCCGGGTCGTCTTCTGGATCGTCTTGCTCTGGCTTGCCCTTCGATGCCGGCGCATCCGATATCTCCCCGTCTGGCGCTTCGCCTCCTCCGGCTGGTGGGGGCTCCATCTCCAGGCCCGCCGCACGCCGCGCCGCCATCTCCCGCGCACGCTGCTGGTTCTTCTCCTCCCAGTCGCCACCGTCGTAGGCAACCGTCTCCTCGGCCAGCGTCGTAATACCGGTCTCGATCCGCAGCCTTGCCGCCTGCCCCTCGTGCAGTGGGTTCAATGCGCCAGGGCCATCACCCGCCCAGTTCGAACCGCACCACGCCTCACGCGCAAACGGATCTGAAAAGAAACCAGGTGCATCGATAATTCCCAACGCAATACTATCCGCTAACCATTCTTCATAAATAGGTTGACTCCAGTTAGAAGTAAACCATTCGCGCTCAATTTTCCACGTATGCCACGCATCTAGTAATGCCGCCCGGCTTGCAGAATAGCTAGCATTAAAGGCCTTGCTGAGCACCTCCTTCGGTAGGTTGAGGCCCATGCTCACCAGGTTGAGCATCGCCCCGAAGAAGCCCTCGAAGTTTGGATTTGGCCTCCCCGGTGTCGGTGCCGTGATGCTCTCACCAGGCAGCAGCCGCACCGCCTTTCCGCTGTTCAGCCCACCGTCGTACTCAGACGCTGCACTGATGTACGTCTCTTTCATCTGGTCGCTGTAAATATCCTGAAACGCTGTGCCATCCATCATCGCAAACACCGCCAGCGCCGCGCTATTCACCGCAGCATCTACCTCCGCATCGCTATAGCGGGTGAGCTGTTTTACCGTCGCAATGATCGGCGCCAGGCATGGCCGCCCCCGAGTCTGCCCCGGACGCTGCATCTTCTTCAGGTGCAGCACATTCCGTCGACCCGATGGCGCATAGAACGAAACCTCTGTCCACTCATTCGCGCCGCTTCGCTTTACGTTCCCGGGGTGATACCTTGCCAGGTGGATCTTCGTCGGCTCGCCATCTGCCGCACGCTCCACACCAGAAATCAAACTTCCACTGTCCAACTTGCCTAGCGGATTACACACCCGGTCAGCCTCCACCACTTGCACCGCCAACCGAAACGGCCACCCCTGCCGTTGTTTGTTCACCAGCAACGAAAATACATCCCCGCTTTCATCATGCGACCGCAGCACCAAATCTTGTAGCTGGTAAAAATTCTGCTCCCGCGTCACGTCCGCAAACTTCGAGCGGGCCCACATGTGAAACCGCTTCTCGGTCTTCGACTGCCACTCCGATGCCTCGTCCTGGCTGATCCCCAGCTCCTCCGCATTGATCCGAGACTGCAGCGTCAAGCCGGTACCGATGATCTTGCTGGCCCTGGTCTGGATCGCTCCCGTCGCAACCGGTGCCGTTCGCACCAGGTCCCGCGAAAATGTCCGCTCATCATCCAGTTCATACGATGCCGCCGTGTCCGCATCAAACGAGCTCGGCCGCCAGGCACTAAACCTCAACTGCTGCGCCATCTGACTGGATCCGACCAGCGCATTCGCCCGGCTTGCTTCGGCCACCATCGCCGCCGCTGCCTTCCCCAGTCGCCGCTTTGCCTTGCCCATCACCACAACGGCCGGGGAACAATCGACCGGCTACCGCCAGCACCGGCCACGCCAGCCGCCGCACCCAGGTCACCAACCTTCGCCGACCAGTAATCAATGCCTTTACGGATCTCCGCCAGGTCCGCACGCTTCAATGACCGATCCGCAATCCGGTACTCCTGCCCACCCAGTACCGCCGCTTCCGCGTCTAGGTACTGCGTCAGCCGTTGTTGGGCAATCTGAAACGTGATGCTCATGGCGCCATCCTAGCGGGTGAACTTCGACACGCCAGCAAACAGACCGCCGCCGCTCGAGCTGGTGGATAACAAGCCAGTGCTCGCCACCCTGGCGCCGCCTTCCGCCAGCCGCTCCAACTGGTCCCACATCGTCGCCCTGTTGTATTTCCGTTTCAACAGCTCCAGCATTGCTAGGCAGTAGACCTCCAGGTCCAGCGGTTCATTCCTCGCACCCGACGGGCAGTGCCACTCCAACACCTGAAAACCTTTCACGTATCGCGGTTGCAGCCGCTCTGCCGTCAATCCCGCTAGGTACTCCTCAGTCGTCTCGTCGTCAAAATGCACGTAGCCCGGTCCTGGCTCCGCAATCTTCAACCTGCTATAAACCGTCCGCTTCAACCCATGGCCGCCCACCATATACAGCATTAGGCCGTTGGCGATCGTCCGGCCCCGAAAAGTCACATCGATCTTGTTCCCCTTGCTCAATACCGGCGCGTCCCGCTTGCTCGCGCCCTTGATCGCTACGACTCCCTCCTTCGTGTGCTCCCTCGCCCAGTTGTAAGCCTCCGCCGTAAAATGTCCCCCCGTGTCCACTGCACAAAACTTTACCCGCATCGTGCCGCCTCCCTCCCTCGGAAA